GGCGTCGATGCCGAACGCTCCGCCGAGGATGATCTTTTGGTCGCCCGTGGTGGTCGTCGGGGCGAGAGCATACCATGTTCCATTATTTGTGCGAACTTCGCCGCCTCTGGATTTGAGGGTGCGGACTACGACTTGGTGGATGCGCTTCTTGCGCGACTGCGCAGTGCCGTCCTCGAAATCGGCATCGAGTTTCATCGGGCGGAGCGTGGAGGTGTAGGGCAGGCCGACATATCCGGCAGAGTCGGATGGAATAGTTATCGATCCGCCGCTGACCGTGCGCGTGACGGGGGCTTGGCCGTCTTGCATGACGGTGACGGTTTTCCCATTGAGATGCGCGAGGCCGGAGATCGTGCGGTTGGCTGCGCCGGTGGCAAAAGCGACATGCCCATCGAGGTAGCGGTAGTTCGCAGAAGATTCTTCGTCGAATCGGGTTCTCCACAGGAGCGGGAACCGCTCGATGGTGCGGTAGTCCGCCCCGGAGACGCTGCGCTTCACGACCATCCAGACTTCATCCTCGGTGCCGTTGCCGTAGATGGTGGCGACCGATTCAACCAGGGCATTATCGGCGATGGTGTGCCGATGCCAGCCGACGACCTTTTGGTCGCGCTCGTAGGTCATGGCGATGAGGGTGCCGTCTCCGCGCACACACCAGAGGACCGCATCGGGCTGCTGCTGGTAGGCGATCTCCGTGATTTCGCCGCTGGTGATGTGTTCGGCCAGCAGGGTCAAATCCGGCGCGACCCAGCCGTCCTTGTTGAGTTCGTAGACGAGTTCGCGCACCTTGCGTCCGTTGCGTTGGATAAACAGCAGGACATCGTTCACGATGACCGCCCGCATATATTTCGAGCCGTAGGAGGATTGGCGCTTGGCTTCCAAGTTGGAGGCGGAAATCGCCGAGGCGACATCGGCGGCACTCACCGTCCACTCGTCGCCGGTCGTTCCGATCAGCAGGCTATTTTGCTGCGAGTGCATCCAAGTGATCCGGTTGCCCTCGGAGGCTGCGAGCGTGATTTTGACCGAGTCGCTTGCGACCGCGCCCACTTTGAAGCTCTCGAAATTATCAATTTCGCTGCCCCACAAGGTGGATGGTTCGCGAGTCGTGCCTGCCCACCAGATGCGTTGTTCGTGCATGGCCACGGTGCGTGGGTAGTTGCCAGCGTAAAATGCCGGGAGCGACCAAAGTTTGGTGTTGGTTTGCAGGTGGTGCCGGTTGCTGCCGAGATAGGAATCCACCCGGATGAGGGCAGATGACGACCCGAGGACATCCAAGATCGTGGCAAACCCTCCGGAGACGGATTTGCGTGGCTGGATGCGGGCCATGGGAACCCCGGGCGTGTTGGTGCTGGCGAGCCAGTTGATCACCCGAATCACAAAAGTCGCCTGCTTGAGTTGGTTTCCAGCGTAGAGGATATTGGAGTCGCCGCCGTTGTTGGTGTCGCGGGTGAATTCGGCCAAGACCTCGGCTTTGGTAAGGTTGATCGGGGAGATGGCCAGCGTCCCGGTATTCGTGGCATCTGCGGTCTGGTAGGTGTAGGCATCGCTGCCGGTCACGGTGATATTGGCCTCGCGGGTGAAATACGGGGTCGAGGTGATTGCCGGTTCTCCGCCTACACAAATGGCATCGCCATCACTCCACCCGTGGTTGGGGTGGTAGACGGTCACGGTGGTTCCGGATCGGGTTGCCGTTGCGGCGATCCGGCCAGCGGTGGTGTTGTCGATCCGTAGGACTTGGATGGCCGCGCTCCATTTTCCGTTGGTGGTCAAATCCCACTCGCCTTCGATTTCAATTCCCTGAGAAACATTGTCGGAGGTGATGGGAACCGCGATGTCTGCGGAAGTGCCAATCACCGAGACTCCGGAGGAACCGAAGCCGGTGAAGGAGGTCGGCCATTTGAGTTCCATTTGCTGCCCTTCGTAGGCGACTTGGAAGGTGTTAGCGGGGGCGCTGATGATGTGCCGTCCCATGCGGTTGAGCGGGAGCGGAAGGGAACTAAACCGGCCTGCGGTGACATCCGCTCCGAAATTACTTCCCGCAATGTGGGCGGTGAGGGCGCGGTATCGGAATAGCCCGCTGACGGCTTGGGCCGACCAGTTGGTCGCGGTAAACGAAGCAGGCGAGGTGTGGTTTGCAGTCGCTCTGTAGGCGATGCTGCCATTCTCCACGATGTCGCCGGTCACATACGCCGTGTTGGCCACCCATGCCGGTGGCTGCACCCAATCGTCTTTGCTGTAGGTGGTGCCAGCCGTCCAGCGCGGGATCGCCGTGCTGCCTTGCGTGACATTGATCGTGCCATCGGTGGCGTTTTGATCCTGCAACGGCGGGTAGTCCCACACGATGGATTCAAAAGTCCAGTTGTTGTCCGCCACCCGGGTGAGCTTGGACGGAGGGTGATCCCCGTGGGCGAAATACATGATGTCGTTGATCTGGGCGAACTGGAGTTCGCGCAGGGACGACGCGGTGTAGGGCGTGACGACTTCGTGGATCGATTGCTGCCGCCAGAGGTTGCTGGCGAGATCGGTGGCAAAAGTGCCTGCGGTGTGGTCGGCGAGGCAGTAGTAGAATTGCGCCGACTGACTTGTGGTGCCGGTTCGCACGAACATGCCTTTTTTGTAGATGACCCCGGTTGCCCATGAGGCCGGGGCGGCGGTTTGCACCGGAGCGCCTGTGGCGGGATTCCAGAATCGCATGTAGCCCACCCCCGCCTCGATGACAAAGCGGGTCGTGACGCTGAAGTTGAACCCGATCAGACGCACCGGGGAGTTGGTGGTCGGCACCGCCACGCCGCCGAGGAATTGCGTTCCGGGGCGGCGGATGACGCCGCCGTAGGGGAGGATTTGGAAGTTTTCGAGAGTGCGGCAGGCGCTGCGGTATTTCTCCAAGCTCGTCCGGGCGTCGATGAAGGGCGAGACTTCACCGGCGTTGAAACTTGGAAAAAAATCGAACTTCGGCATGGGGTTATTTTGACTCCAGCTTTCGCTCGACACGCTCGATCACCGCTTTGGCCGAGGCGATGACGCCGAGCATTTCTTGGTTGGCGGTCTTGAGGTGGGCGACGAACTCGGCGGTCTGGCCATCCATGCGGTCTTGGAGCGTGTCCAAGCGGGCCGTGAAGTATTTGAACAAAATGCCAATAGCCGAAATGCCGATGACCAAAAGCGCAACGAAAAGCCAGCGGTCGGACTGAGCCGCCGCATGGCTGATCGTTTCGAGCATTGTGGAGTCGGCGCTCATTAGCTGTTGGCTTGAGCGAGGAGGTTACCAACCTGTGAGAGGGTCGCGGTGTTGTTGACCCGGTCCACATTCAGAGAATCTGTCTTGGCCTTGATTGCGGTGATGTCAGCGGCAGGGATGTTGGCTGCGGTTGCCCTGCTGCTCACTGCGGCGTCCACCCGCCCAAGCTCAACCGATAGCTCGGAACGCACGGCTGCTGCCACCGTGCTGGCTGATGGCGCAGTGATTCCGGCGATAGCAGCTTCGACGAGGCTTTGATCGGCGGGGTCGCTTGGCAGATTGTCGGTCTTCAATTTGATCGCCGAAAGCTGAGTCGAGTTGCTGTCCATTTCCTGTCGAATTTGGATTGCGGTCGGACCGCTCGCGCTGGTGAGAGTGCGGGCGGCGTGGCTCCAGATGTCAGTTGGCGTGACGCTTGCCGGGGCGTTGGTGAGGTTGGTCACCGTGGCAAGCGTGCCGGATGGCGAGAGTCTCGAAGACACCGAGGCGTCCAGACGCCCGAGTTCTGTTGCGAGTTCAGTTCGCACGGCTCCGGCCACTGTTGAGGCTGATGGCGCCGAGGATGTCGGGATGCTGTCGATTTTTCCGCCGTTGCGCTCAAGGTCGGCGCGGACTGCGGCGACAAGCGAGACTTCAGAGAGGTTTTGGTTTCCGATTGCGCCGACGATCGCGTTGAGGACGGCTTGGCCGTCTGCCTCGTTGAGGAGTGAGCCTTCGACTGCCGTTGCGATCTGTGCTGTTGTCGGCGCGGCGCTGTATGCCGAGGACGCTAGGCGGGAAGAAACGGTTGCATCGAGGTTTGAGATTTCGGTCAGTTCCGTGCGCACGGCAGAGGCCACAGCGGCGGCTGTCGGGGCGCTCGTCGGAGCTGTGTAGGCCGAGCTTGCGAGGCGGCTTGAGACGCTGGCGTCGAGGTTCGAGATTTCAGTCAACTCGGTGCGCACGGCGGTGGCTACCGAGGCCGCGCTCGGCACGCTCGGGAGGTCGCCGGTCGTGAGGGTGCTGGGGGCAACTTCGGCGGTGCCGTCCCACACGATGCTGCCGCTGCCGACATTGGCTCCGGCGGAGATAAATGCGACTTGGTAGGTGCCTGCTGTGCCGGTCATGTTGCCGCTGTAGAATCCCGTGCTGCCAGTTTCTGGGCAGGAGATGGCGGAGCCTACGGCGGCTCCGGATTGGTAGCGTTGGGCGGTGACGGTGAGGCCCGATTTTGCGAGCGCGATGTTGAGTTCGTTGGCCATGGTTTTAGGAGTTTAGGATTGTGAGTGTTTCGGTGAGCGTTGCCTCAAATGTGTGCGGGGCGGCGGGCCAGTTGCTGGCAGCTGGGGCAAGACCGCTGGCGATCATGCCGTCAAGCCAGGCTTGGACGGCGTTGAGCTTGGGCGAGGATTTCGCGGAGGCGTCGAGGCGGAGCTTTTGGTAGAGGAGCGTTGTGCTGCGGTTGCCACCGTAGCCTTGGGAGTCGGTCCATTCCTCGGCGGTGTAGGTGGGCGCGGTTGGCGTGATCCATTGGCCGTCTTGCCACACGGCGTCTTCGCTTGGCTTTAGTGGCGCTGCTTGCCACTGCTCGGCTTTTGGGTTTCCGGCTGCAATGAGTGCGGCGATGTAGCTCTCGGGGAGTTCGCGGAGTTCGTTGGTGGTTGTGTTAAGGTAGAGGCTCATGGGTAGATTCTTGGATGGTTGGCGACGGTGGCCGAGTTGTTGTTAGTGATCGCGAAGCCGCCTTTTTGGTCGATGAGGTCACGGACGAGCGGAGCGTAGAAGACGAGAGACTGCGGGCGCACCTTGTCGCAAGTCATGCCTTTGGCGAGGGAGGCGATTTCGGCGGCGGTTAGGGCGGCGTTCCAGATGCCGACTTCGGCGATTGAACCATTATAGTATCCCGTTAAAGAAGTAGTTCTCGCTGCTCCTATCAAAATTTGGTCAATGCCAGTAGGAGTGATCGAGCCTCCTCCAGTTGTACTTCCAACGATCCCGTTAACAAAAGCCTGTGGCGAGAGAGAGTTAGTAAATACACCTGCTGCATGATACCAATTCCCTGCGCTAACTGGACTTACATTTATACCTTGGAGTCCAGTAGTCCCAGCTGAATTAGCTGCAAGAAATTGCACGGCTCTTTTTGGACTTGTTGTGCCATTGTAGGAAAATCCAAATCTTGATGCAGTTGCAGAATTTTGCAAAGAAATTAACGCCATACTACTGTTCGTGTTGGTCAAGTTAACCCAACACGCCAAGGTAAGTGGGTATGTTGTTACTGGCGGCGATGAGGTTGACAGATACTGACTGCTCGCCCCTGTAAATTCTCGGGCCATATTACGCCGCGCTCCTTACTTCGACGGCGATGAGTTCGGCATCGCCTGTCATGGTGTCGTTGGTGGCGTCGCTGCCGACGCGAGAAATTCTGATCCGGTAAGGCTCACCGACTGCCACGCTGTCGAGGGTGGTGAGTGAGATGCTGGTCGTGGTAGGAATGCCGCTTGTGCCGTTTGCCGCGCCATTACCCTCGGCGGCGGTGTCATAGCTGTCGGCATCGAGGTCGGTGTTGCCGCGCTCCAATGCTACGCGCCAGCGCACATTGCCGGTGGTGGCGGTAGTCGCCATCCAGGTGATTTGCACGCTTAGTCCGCTGGCGAGGTCAGCCGCTTCGGGGATGATCGACGGGAATATCGCGCTCTCGATGCTGTCGGCATCGAAATCCAAAACGGCAACCGAGTTGCGCGTGTCGAGAGTGGCAAACAGAGTCGCGGGTGGCGAGCTATGGCGCGGCGTAAATACGGCGAGGGTTTTTGTCCCGGATGCACCGGAGAGGATGGGTGTGGCGATCATGCGTAGGTGAGATTGGTTTTGTTTGACCACTGCCCGGAAGCCGAGCTTTCGGTGGATGTGGTGCCTGCGGCGTTGAAGATGGTTCGGACGATCTCCCATGCGGTGGCGTCAAAGACGCTTCCGGAATTGGGGAAGGCCGAGTAGAGGAGGTAGCCGAGGTAGGTGGTGTCGCCGATGAGGTCGAACATCCACAGCCGGTCGGGGGCTTCCTTTGCGCCTGCGAGTTTGTAGGTTTCGCCAGTGGCAGGGTTCCGAGTGTAAATCTTGCGGTCGGCGTGGTTGATGACGACCTCGCCGAAGGCCAGATCGGTAGGAATGCTCCCAGCGACCGTGCTTTTTCTTAAGATGATTTTCGGATTTGCCATGTTTGCGAAGGGTTGCCGCCGGGGGATCGAACCCCGGCGGACTTGGGTGGGATCAGTAAGTTCCGCCGTCGATCTCTGTCTCCAAAGCGGTCAGTCTGTTGCCCAGTGAGGTATCAGCCGAAGCACGGGTCGATGCTTCTGAGGATACTGCATTGGAGCGATTTGTGATCTCTGAGGCGAGGCCCGCTTCGACGGTATTGATGTCGCTCTCGGCTGCGGAAACCCGCGAGGCCAAGGCGCTGGCTGCTGTCTCGATGTCGGAAACATCACTGGCGAGCGCGGCTTCTGCGGCGGTGGCCCGTGAAACTTCCGAGGCGAGGGCGCTGGAGGTCGAGGAGGTGAGTGCGGAGATCGCGGAAGTGCGATTCGTGATCTCTGTCGCCAAATTGCCTGCGATGACTCCTTCGGCTGCGGTCGCCCGTGCTACCTCTGCGCTCAGTCCGGAGGAGGCGCTGGAAGCGAGGGAGGTGATGGCTCCGTTCAAGCTGCTGTCCGCTGTTTGAAAAGCGGCGACCACTTCCGAAAGCGAATCAAGGGCTGGTCCCTCGACATTCGAGAGGACATTGTCAATCCTCACACCGAGAGCAACTTCCGCTGCGGTAGCGCGGGAAACCTCTCCGGAGAGGCTTGTGCTGAGAGCGCCTTCTGCGGCAGTGGCGCGGGTGACTTCCCCGGCGAGGTTTGTGGTCAATGTCGCATCGCTGGCGATGCGTGCGGCGGATTCCGTGGCGAGGTTGCTCGCGGCGGTGGAAACGGCGGTGGCCAGATTCGTGGTCAATGTGGTGTCCGCTGCGGAGCGGAGCGCGGCTTCTGCGGCAACGGCTGCGTCAGCGTAAGTCTTTTTAGCAAAGACATTTTCACCGCCGATAACGAGCGGGCCTTCTGCTGTTCCTACGAACAGGCTCTTGTTGAGTGTGTCGATGGCGAGTTCGCCAGCGGAAAGATTTTGTGGCGAACCACTTCCGCGTTTGATCTTCAGGATGGGATTGGGCATTTGATTTATTTGGTTGTTGGTTTGGTATCAGTCAAAACTAACGGGTTGGTTTGGTGTTCATGGGGAAAGTTTAGAAGGCTCCGCAGTCGATGGTTTCGAGCATGAGGTGGTAATCGGAGACCGCATCGTCCCACAGCCATTGGATGCGGGTATCGAGGGCGTGGTAAATGCGGGCGACTTTGCCGGTTGCTGGGAACTCGGCGCGGGAGGGATAGATGACGAGCGCCTTGGTGTCCTCCGGCAAAAGGATTGTGAACTGGGAGAGGTCCAGTTGCTGGGTGATGACATTTTCAGTGATGGTCGTCATGCGTAGGTGGCGGTCTCCCGGTTGGTCCACGCGACATCAGTCGCCTTGGCGGTGGCAGTGACGGCTCCGGCGGTGGTGAGCGCGGAGCGGGTGATGATCCACTTGGCCACGGCGGCAGCGGAGCCGGTGGCGGGGATGTCGGAATTGAGCAGCAGTCCGTAGTAGGAAAATGTTCCTGCGGTGTTCAGCGCGAAGGCGTGGATGTAGTTGTCCGGGTCGCGCTGGGTAGTCGGAGAGTAGAGACCGAGGGCGACGACGACGATCTTCGCGCCGTTGGGGATTGCGGTGGTGAAAGTGATCGTGCCGCTTCCTTGGTTGACGAGGTAGTCGGCGGTGGGTTCCTGCGTGACTCCGTTGATCGCCACGATGACATGGTTTGGGTCGCTGGAGCGGAGACCATTGACCGGGAAGGTGCGGAGCGTGCCGTTGCCGGTGAGCGTGGTTTTGGCCGAGTCGAGGAGGCCGGCTTGAGGCAGACCGAAGTTGAGAACGGCGGTGTTGCCTGTGCCGGTGTTCGTGACGAAGGGTTGGGCATTGCCGGAGACCGGGGAAACATTTCCGACTTGGACGAGGAGCGAGGGATAACTAACGCCGCCACCGGGTCCACTCGCCTTGGCCTGCGCCTCAATGCCATCGCCGCCATTGCGGGAGGAGACGAGTTTGGAGGACATCCAAGCGGGTTTGATCCGGCCCTTGCGCTCGGTGGAGTCCCGGCGCATGGCGGGGCTTTTGCCGAGGATTTCGGTTTCCTTGGCGAGGAGCGCGGCTTTGTTGGCATCGCCTGTGAGTGGCACGGCGAGCTTGGCGGCGAGGCTGGCCGTGAGGAGGTCGATGAAGAGGGAGTCGAAGAGGGTGACCTCGGTGACCTTGCGGACATACTCCAGCGTGATGGCCGTGCCAAGCCAGATATCCCAGTCGGTCGTCCAATTCGCGGTGACGCCTGGTTGCTTAGTCGAACCGGCAACCACACATCGGTAGACCGCGCCGTTGTTGGAAACAGCATTGCCGACTTCATAAACGCGATCCACGACCCATGCCGGAGAGCCGGAATCGGCATTGGTGAGGACGAAATTGCCAGCGACCTCCCATGCCGAGTCGCCGGTCGAGTAGTCGTAGTCGTTGACTCGGAAGACGCGCAGGCAATCTGCGGGAATCGTGTAGCGGTAAGCCCACTTGTATTCCGGGCGCGGGAGCGTTTCGATGACCGTGGTGGACTTCATCGCCCATGTCCACGAACCAGCGAGGAGGAGCGCATCGCGCACCTGCGGGTAGAGCGACTTGGCGAGCAGCATCGCCTGTGAGGAGGGTCCGAACTGCTCGGCGGTGCCGACCCGCAAGATCGCTTGGCGGCAGAGTTCGTCCTCGGTGAGCGCGGAGGAGGGGCGGTCCTTGGCGGTCGCGAGGATCAACGCCTTAACGACCGGGCGCTGCATATTGGCCGAGAAAACCTCGGCCATTTGGGTA